CCTGAGCTTACAAGCTCTATCATGCCTGCTGATGGGGGTTTGAGCTGAAAGCTATTGCGAGCTCCACCAACTTTTATGTATCCAGTGGCACTACCGTTTTCTTCTATTTCTAGACCAGCTCCTGATGCAGAAGCTGCCGCTCCACCTTTATTTAACGTTATAAGTTTGTCTGCGACTTGTAGCTCACCTGTTAATAAAATCGTGTCGCTGGGTGAACTCCCCATAGAGATAGCAGATATTCCAACCCCTGTTCCAATGTTTATAGCATTGTTAGACGAGTTAACACCTAAGTTTATAGTCGTAGCTTGGGTTTGGCCTAGCGACAGAGTTCCGGCAGATACAGTGTCTAAGCCAAAACTGGAGCCACAGCTATAGCCTAAAGAGCTTGTCATGAACCCATTACTCACAACTTGGCTTGTGCCTGTCACACTAAAAGCACTTAATGCGCCTGTTGTTGTGACAGTCTGGCTACCAAAGTTAGGGCTTATTTTAGTCCCATCAATAGCTGCTGCTGCATCCACATCTGCATTTACAATTAAACTGCTGCTGATATTCCCACTAGTATCAGACTTCAACACACCAGTTGTTGTGTTTATTTTAAGTGCTCCAGTATCACTGATGCCTGCAACACGACTCCCTGCTTGGCTTTCAATGGTTAAAACATCACCTGCAAGTGCTGTCGCTCCACGCCTAAGCTGTAAAGCTCCGCCAGAAAGAGTCGTCTGTATTTCTGGAGACACGGAATTGTCATAAGCCTGTTGCAAAGTGACAGAAGCAGTTGAGCCACTAGCACCACCGCCCTGGTCTCCAAACTTACCAGCTAAATGAAAGATAGCTTGGCTAGTTATGGATAAGTCTGTTGCACCTTTAATCACAGAAATGATACACACCAAAACAGAATTGTCTGGAGAGGCCACAGGATTGATCACAAAGTTTTCGCTGGCTATGCCTGCTACCGCTGCTCCAAGAGTTGCATAGATCTGCTCACCATATTGCACATACACAGTGCCCGTGCCGAATTGATACACACGCATGTTTTGAGCTTGGTTGTTAGATCCTGATATAGCTGTAACCGTGCCAGCATTGTCATAGTTGCCCACATCGAGTGTGGTGAAGTTGGTTTGGTTAATGGTTGTCTGCGTCACCCGTTTAAACTGCAAAGGGCTTTGCGCAGAAATGGAAATCCTATGGGGATCTTTTTCTGAGTTTTTCCAGTTGTTGCCTCTATCAAATAGAATCCCAGCACTTCTAGAAAGCGTTAATGTGCCAGCAATTCCTGAGAACACAAGGCCACTAACCTTAAAAACACCAATAGCTCTTAATATGTCATTGATCTGGTTAGAAGGTGCAAGCCCAATTACAGGTGCAGATTTGATTCCTAGAATGGTTCCTGCAATTTGTGTATAGCCTGCAAGATAAAAATAATCTCTCTCTTGTGAAGTTGTTATCTCTGTGCCTGATTCATACAAGAGACCATCTTTGTCAATTGCTATATAAGTATTTGGCCTAGTATTATTAACAGGAATATTTGTAAGCCCTGTCCAGACCACAATTTTATGCTGATGAGGGGTTAAGCTATAATCTATATAAACCCCATAGCCGTCCGAAATAGAATAGCTAAGCCCACCAACGTCAATGCTACACGTTCCACCTTTAAGCACAGCTGTGCCACTAGCACTTAACATCTGCCCACTGGCTATCATCACCCAGCCTGAAGCCGTGTATTGCCAAATAGAGTTGTCGGATAAAACACTTGCCACGTCTCCTATTGTTGCCGATACAGGCAAAGTAGATGGAGAGCTATAGCTTGGTAGTGTGGCTTGAACTTGCCGAGAAGGATAAAAAGAGGTCATATGCTTTTACCTGCCTTTGCCTGTTAACCAAGCGTTTAAAGTGCCACTACCACCTGTTCTAGAATAAATAAGCCTAAGCTCTTTAAAGCTCACGTTTGTTATTTGTATATTGTTATTGCCTGTATTGAGACTAATAGCAGCAGGTGGTGCAATGTCTAGAATTGACCATGGAGACTCTCCGTTTCTCACCTCAACAATGAGTGAGCCCACTGGGCTAGAGCCCGCAGACCAGTCATAAACAATGCTGATGTCATCAACGTTAGAAATGTCCACAGCAGTTGTTGTTATATCTGCTGCCATAGTTTGGTTATCTATAATATGGAATGGCTGTATAAAACGTCTAGTTTGACTCATTTAAACACGTCCTTTGAACTTTAATTTAATATTTAGTAGCAATCATTTGGGCTATGCCTTGCAATGCCCCCCCAGAATAAATAATAGGATATTGAGCTACTATATAAATAGTTTGGCTTGCAGAAAGTGTGACATAACGCTTTAACTCACATCTCCAAATTTGTGCGTTTGCATTGCCCGATGAGTTGATGTTTGTCAAAGGAACATTGTCTATAAGAGAAACACTTAAATCTATATTATTAGCTGTATCAAAACCTGTTGTTAAGCTAATAGCTGCTTTCCATAGTCCAGTCCCAGTCGTTAACGCTGCTGGGGACGCTCCAAAATAAAAACTCATACTAGCATCTATACAATACATTCCTGCTTCAAAAACCTTACTGTGTATCACAGTAGCAGCTATTGTTGGCATTGATACTAAACCCGAATAGCTGACATCTACGATGGGCCAAACTGAAGGGAAAACCAGATCTGCCATACTACCACCCCTTAGCTATGACAACGCCAGTGACAGATCCAGTTCCTGATGTTCTTGCGTACGATAAGCGTATCTTTTCCCAAGGCAGTATAGTGAGCGTAAGCATAATGCTTCCCGATGCTCCTGCCAAAGCTTGGCTTTGACCTGTTATAGCAATCCATGAGCTGCTTCCATTTTTAGCTTCAAGAGTCAGAGTGCCCGTAGGTGTTCCCGTCCAATCAATAGCAATAGAGGCATAAATAAGCCGTGTCACATCCAACTCACTGCTATTGACGCTTGCTCCTAAGCTCACAGCGTCCAATAAATTGTATGGGCCAATAATCTTTGCGCTCATTGTAATTCCTTTGCCAGAGTTGTATTTAAGTTTACTTCAGGCGCAAAACAAATTCTTGTTCATAAAAAACATTTTAAAAACCCTTGGATATGTCTTAATCTTATAGATACCCAATACTGAGAACAGTCGCACTTCTGTGCAATCTGTTTTTGATTCATACCTGTGAGTCTAAAAAACAAAATTTGTTTATCCGTATTTTTAAAAGGTAAGCTTTCTATAAAATTGTCTATTTCATTGTCATACTTAAACTTCCAAATAAAAGGGTCTTCTTGGTATTTGAAAAGTCCAAAATCATAATCATAAATTAGTTTAGGCTTTTTATTCTTTATCCTTTCATCTCCCATAGCTTTGCGCACCTCATCCAAAACCGAACCCTTAATCCTATATGAAGCGTATTTTTTAAAAGGTATACCTTTTGTTTCATCAAATGCTTTCAATGCTTTAACGTACCCTTCCATAGCTGCGCCAATGAGATTTTCTTTGTCAAAAACAGAAATTCTAAGGACTGGTTTCAAGTTGTGGTCTGCGATCACCGCTGACACAAGCTTATGAATCCATTGAATATCTTCTTGAGTAGTCATGATTTTTTGTTTTCTAAATTTTGTTTATGTTTTAAATTTTCAATGTACTCTAATAAAATTTCAATTTTATTTTTTTCATATTCTTTTAAATAATTTACTTTTTCTTCTTTACTCAGGCTTCTATATTCGTTGATTCTTTGCCCATTCCCAAATTCATCGGGCCACTCATAAATAAAATAATCATCGTCAATATCTTCAGTGCCATCCTTCATTGTCACCACTTTCCATGTATCTATCCAATAGACTCGATTTTTGTTGCACCGCTTTTATGTGGGCATCTAACAATCTGCGCTCTTGTTCTTTAATAGGATCCATTATAACTTCAGGAGACCATAAGTAACTTGTTGATTCTCTTATGCTATAAAGCATAGCGTCTAAAATGTGGTTATCGCATGCAGGGTGCTCATGCTTCCTGTCTGAATCGAGCCACACTAAGTTTTTTATTTCTTCTATCAATTCAGGGTTTTCTTCTTTTGCAATTTGGATGTGGCCTTGAATGAGCATGCCATTCACATGGTCAATGAATAATCTTTTTTCTGTCTTCTTTGCAGGAATGACTGAAACCATATAACGCCTACGCCATTCTTCGGCGATGGACTTTCCTAGACCACCCTCGTCAACAACAGTTTTGATTATTTTATTCTCATATTTGTCATGATAGGATTGAATAACTTTGATTATATCGGATGGAATAAGCCCACTAGCTTTATAACTTTCCAGAATATAGATCCGTTCATTGTGAGGCCCCCAACCAACAATACAAAAAGCTGTTGCATCAACAAAACCCAAGTCCACTCCGAGAATATAAGCATCACATATAGGACGCTCACCCATTTGGCTACAGGATATAAGGTTCTTATCAGCAGTAAACTTATATACAAGTGCGTCATTGTCGGCCACCCATTCTCCCAAATAGTTGCGTTTATAAGCAGGTGTATCCACAACTTGGGGGCTAGATGCCACCATTCTGTTTACCTGCTCTTGTATCAGATCTTTAACAACAGCATTCTCTGTCCATGACCAGTGATAAGTCGCCCACTGACTTTCCAGCTCTCTACCATGGGCTACATCATAAAAAAACCCACTGGCAATCATGCCGGGGGTTCCTATCATGCGGATCTTACCTTTGCGCTCCGCTACGGTTATCATCAGGACTTCGTAAATGAGTGGCTTGATGTGCTCTGGAAAGCTCTGCGCCTCGTCAATGACCACTAAGTCATAAGCCACGCCTAACATCTTTTGAATGCCACGGATACTATCACCCACACCCGTCAAGACTATTTGAGACTTATTTTTAAAGACAAACCTCAATTCGGCTTTATAGAATTCATAATCGACATCGAAACGTTTGAGTAGACGCTCAATGTTAGGAACCATAATATTCTTGGCTGTGAGTCTTGTTAAGCCTATATAGAGGCATTCGCTATTAGGCGTGTCTAGGGCCTTTGTCAGTAGGCCCACTGCACAGGCATGAGACTTGCCAGCCCTACGGGTGCAGCAGGCTAAGGCTAGCTCACTGCTGTCATAAATAAACTCTGATTGGCTTTGGAATAGACTGGCCTTGAGAAGCACCGCAGGGTTTTTCCCTTTAAGCAGATGCTTATGTCTGCGGTAGTATTCGAGTAAGACTTTCTTTTCAAAGTCTGTGAGCTTAGCCTTGTCCACAATTCCACAGCACTGCACTAATGTTAGAGAATCCAATTTCTAAATACCTGCCATAGCCCTTATCTTTTGAAGTCACAATAACATTGCCGTCACATTTCTCTAACTCAAAACCATCGTCAAACCTAAAAAATGTACGCATAGTGCCTGCATATTGAACAGCTTGGGCTAAATAAATTGCCTCGATAAAACGCTTTGATTCAGGTGATGATTCAGTCACTTGAGTCGCTTCAGTCACTTGAGTCACTTCAGTCTTTTGGACGGTCAAGACAGGTTTTGTAGCCATAGGATTGCATAACTCCAAAAAGAAAATAGGGGTGGTGCTTTAAATGCCACAGAAAGCTTGGAAGCTTCAAATCAGATTCCATAGACACAAATTTTATGTTTTTCCCTAAGCACAAATTACAAGCCAGTCCATTCTTGCGGTACTCGTATTTAGTGTAGGTGTAATGCAGAACACTTTCACACACGTCATAGACTGCGTAAGACAATAGACTTGTATCATCTTCTTTGAGTCTCACAACTCTGACTTGAGTGCTAGGGTAGGCCAGTACAGCAGCCATTAACTCATAGTGGAAACGTTTAAACTCACGGACTGATAAAAGGCTTCCTATCCGGGAATGCCGAAAAGAGTTTGACCACGTTGCACAAATGAATGGGATGTCTTTTTGAGAATAGTTGTCTATATAAACAAAGGGTAAAACTGTTGAGTCTATTTTATACACAGTCACAACAAAAGCCCCACACTTCTAAGTTTGCCAGTAGCCAATTCTAAAGCAGCGTCCAAGTCATCGTCATTAAATTGACTAAGAGTATCTGCTGTGACCAAATCTCGACTAGCTTTTGCATAGTTGGAAACTTGACTCGAAAGTGCCATAAGTTTGGCATAGGATCGGTGGCTCAAAGGCCCATCTTTAGCTTCTGTCTGCATATGCCGCATTTCGCTATGAAGGATTGCGCCTAGCCCCATCAATAGACTTTCAGCCAGTTGTATGTTTTTAAACTTTGTATTGATTTTAGATTGCATAAACTCCTCTGCGGTTTCTTTTGGAGATTTCAATTTCATGGCTATAGACAATTTACCACAGCAAAAACAGGAGCAGCCACTAAGCATTGCCAGGAAGGCTGAATATGCTTACCAGCTAGGGCCTAAAGAGCTTGCAGCCTTTTGGCTCAAACTAAAAGGCTATGACACTTATGTTCACTCTGAAAAAGACTTTCATGGTGACAAAGTGTATCACTACTACCAAAGCGAGCTAGTGCCCTACGATTATGCGCAGGAAGAGTTCCTACACTTTGCAGAAAGCATGGCTGTAAAAGGCTATCCGAAATATAAAAGGAAGTTTCTACTAGGGGGTTGGGACTTAGCTATAAATGCTATAGGCAATGAGAAATGGTTAGCAAAGCTCACGGTTCAAAGTCAAACTTGATTGCCAATAAATTTCCAAGACCAAAAACGAACATTGTTTCTTTGTCTTATGGTTCTGCTTTCTTTGGCAGATGAAGATCTAGGTGTTTTAAAATCGGTAGACAATAAAATCCAATTAGGATCATTTTTTAATTGATTATATCTTGGATAGCTACTATTTTTTTCTCTTATATCATAACCTTTTGAAGCCATATCAAGACACGCTTTATTGACAAATTCTTTAGCAAGTCCTAATCCACAATAATCAGGCAAAATGACTATACGATTGGAATGCAATATATTTCGTCTACCAAATACATAATTAGCAAAACACATAAATCCTATTGGAGTGTATTTATGGAATAGCCCATAATAAAACTTTTTTCCTCCTGGCAGATTTTGACTTAAATAGTGATAACGGCTAAAATTTTTCCAATATTTTCCGTTTTGTAATTCTCTAATGGTAAAGTTGAGTTGTTCTTTTCTGTCATGACTTCGCCCCCTCCGACATTCAAATTCATCTGTATTGGTATCAATAACCCAGTCTGGCTGAAGCCAATCAATAACGTCATGGTGGCATGAAAGAAGGACAATTTTTTTATTCATTTTTCTAGCGAATTTTTGAATGCTATGAGACATGACTTTTGCCACCGTTCTATCAACTACGCTCGTCCACTCATCTATAACAACAACGTCATCACCAGCAAAAGCACATTGTAAAGCGACTTCTGCTCGAAAACGTTGCCCATTAGACAATGTATAAGCTGGACGTATCCAACAAGGAACAGAAGTCAGGCCTATAAAACTTAATTGTTTTTGACAGTCTTCATACGAATAATGTTTAGGAAATTGGTCTATAATAGATTTATTTAAATTTAAAATTGGTTGTTCTTTGAAATAACCTTTGAAACATTCTCTAGCTAGAGTCGTTTTCCCACTCCCACTATTCCCAGCTATTAACCCTATATGATAAGGGGAGTCTATATCTGCACGAATTATTTTTTTAAATTCAGACTTTTTATGTATATCTATATCTTGGCTATTAGCTGCTTTGATACATAAAAAACTTTTTTGAATTTCAGAATTTAAATTAACTATAAAATCTTGCATGAAATTCCTCTTGATGTCATTTCTTCAAATAATTCTTGCTGTTCTGATTCTGCAATTATGATCATTTCAAATTTTTGCTCATAATCAATACCTTTCCTATCTTCATTATCCTCTTTGGGTAAATTTGGTTTAAACTCACTATCATTATTTATTGTATTAAAATCAAAGCCTTCAAAGCCAATCACGTCTAGATCAAAATCCTCTAGCTTCAATTCATCTAGCTCTAGCTTCAACAAATCCTCGTCCCAGCCTGCATCCAAAGCCAGCTTATTGTCTGCAAGCGTGTAAGCACGCCTTTGCGTATCTGTCAGGTGGTTATAGAAGACAACGGGAACTGTTTCTAGCCCTAGCTCACGTGCTGCTAGTAGCCTTCCATGGCCTGCAATAATTTCTTTACTTGCACTATCCACAAGGATTGGATTCAGGAATCCAAATTCTTGGATGCTTTCTGCAATTCTCTTAACCTGCTCACCGCTATGAGTTCTTGCATTGCGAGCATACATATGGAGTTGTTCAATGGGTGTCTGCTTAATTTCATGCTTAATCTTTTGTTTCATATATTAGGCTAATGCTCCACGCTTAGGGCTTTGACCAGCTCCCATACTACCAATGCCCTTGAGCTTTGGCATAGCACCACCACCTTGTTGTGGGCCATTCATATCAAGGTTTAATCCGCCCGTGGCCTGATCTTTCTGCTCTTCACTGAAAGCTATAGCCCATAAATCCATAGATCTCTTAGCCCGACTGGCAATATTTTCTGTCCCTATTATTTGGGCAATAATGGCTTTGTTCTTTAAGTGAGGTTCATTTTTTATTGTGCCTTTAATTTCTTCTTTTAAAGCTTCATAAAGAGCAGGATACACAGCTTGTAGTGTCTCCAATCCCTCACGGCTAACGTGGCCTTTACCTATGTCCTCTATAACTTTAATAGGGTTTGTTGCAGCTTCTACCGTGCGTCCAAAAGAAACCAGCTGCTGCTTAGTGGGCTGCTTCTCAAAGCCCACACTGTCTGTCCTTTGTGGTGGCATCTTAGAGTTGAGATAGCCTTCCACTAATTGACGTTGTGTCATGAGGCTGGCCTTGAGAACGGGGTCTCCCACATTGTCAAAAGAGGCAGGGCTGGCAAGCATCTCTTTAGTCTTTTGTAAATCTTGGGGGGTGTAAACAGAGCTAGGTGTAACGGATGGGCTACGCTCACGGTTTAAAAGCCCACTAGTGGCACGGTTAATGACCTTAGAGGTGTCTAGGGCAGACTGCTGGCTTTGGGCCTCTAAGTCACGGCTATAAGCATCAGCACGGGCTTTGTCATTGAGTGTTGAGGCCAGCCCTTGCAGGATACCCCAGCTTGCATCCTTATCAACCAACTTTCCAACTTTAAGAGCATCAGAGTAACGGTTAGCTAGGAATTTAGTTATTTGCCCAGGGTTTTCAAGAGCATGGGCTAGGAGTGCCCCCGGTGCTCCACCTATAGCAAAGCCTGCCATGCCGGGGCCAAGTGAACGCCCAGTCATCAGCTCATTGTCGAAAAGTGAGCGCACAGTTTGTCGAGCTTGTATCATCTTGGGTAGATCAGAAACCGTTTGTTCCATAGCCTCACCTGTGAGTTGTGAACCCACAGACTGGACACGGTGCTCTGCTGCCAAAAGGTCTTCTATAAGGCCAGCGTTTTTCTCGTCCCTCAAAAGAGCTTTGACGCCATTTCGTTTCAATACAAAACCAGCTCCTTCTTTTTTCACTGCTCCAGTTTCTTTAAGAGCATTGAAAGCTGAATAACGCTTAGCTATAGCCTCGTCTAGATCTGCCAATAGACCAGCCTGTGGGCCGAAAGTGTTCTCGTCCCAGACTGTCTTTTTAAGGACTGAGTTTAAACTGTCGAGCTGTTTTAAACCTAAATTGGCTTCCCTATCTCCTGTCATGGTATAGGCTTTTTGGAAGTCCCTTTGGGCTTCCGAAACGTCACGTCTAATTTCACGCAAATTCTGTAAAGCATTCTCTGGACTGTCTAGCGTCAGCCTTCTTTTCAGTGCTTCAGCCTGTGACTGTACGCTTTCCCTTTCAGCAGCAGTTAAGTTTTGAGTCAGCTTTACCTCAAGGCTGCCTAACGTTGTTTCAACTGCTCTTAACTCGTCATCAGTCATGGGAGCGAGCTTGCGTTGTATGTCGCTCAAAACTGTTTTGACTTTGGGTGATAAACTTGGATCTTTGGATAGTGCACCCATGTGGTCTAAAACAACGGTCTTAGCTTGGGCCCCCTTAATGGGATCAGTAGCCGTATCTTCAATAAGTTTATTGAGCTTACTAGAAGCCTCTATCCCTGAAGTTTCGATGTCGTTCATAAGTTTTTGAGTTGAGCTTGCCACCTGCTCTTCAAACTTTTGTGGGCTACGCAACACTTTGAGAGCTTCACTTCCGGGCTCAAAGATTTCTTTGGCTGCTGCGACTTCGCTTGCGTCAAGACCTTTGAGTTTACTAGTAACAGTCGTGAAAGCTTTGCCTGCACCACCTACAACGGGAGCTAAGGCTTTACCACCTGCTCCTAATGCACCACCCACACCACCGCCAAATATGACTCCAGTGCCCACATTGGCAACAAGACTTTCCACAACACCCTGCGGAGTAGACTGCAAGGCCTGCTGTGAAATGGTCTGGCCTACGCCCTGCAAACCACCTTCAATAGCTCCAGTGGCTGCAAGCTTAGCCCCACTGCTGGCAATAGCACCCAAGGTTCCTTTGGCTGCTAAGCTGCCCAAAGCACCGCCTGCGGTCTTTGCAACGGCTCCTGTGGCTAGCCTACTGGCTTGGCCCACTAAGCCGCCACCGGGGAGTAGCACAGCAGAACCCACTGCGCCTGTGACGCTACCCAACGTGGAAGCTATAGGGCTGGCCTCTTGGCTTGCCTTAATGCGATCGGTGATACCAAACTTGTTGCCAGACAATTCATCTAGGCCACGGGCAATAACATCACTGCCGCCAAACGTTGCACTGCTTAAAGCGCTTGAGCCAAAAGCAGTCGCAGTGCCTAGCACACCACGGGCTTCTTTGCGCAGCTCGAAAGTGCGCTTGTCTATCTCTTGACCACCAGCTTTTACAGCTTCTAAAAAGTCATTGGCATTTTTGGCCCGCCCTATAGCTCCATCGGGGTATTTAAAAAACAGCTCGTCGCCCTGTTTAAAACCCATCTGTCCAGTAGGGCTAGTCAGTTCATTTAAAGCAGATTGCTGATCTAGAGACTTATATTGACTGCCGTCCCATAAACGCACAGTTGGAACAGGTGCCTGCTGCTCTTTACTCATTCAACGGGCCTCCCTGTTCCTGTATTCCCGTGATAACTTGAAAACGGAGTCGGGGTGATTGCATTTCTGCGGCCCATAATAATGTTTTCTTGTTCTTGGAGACGCTGTAAGGACTCTTGAGGATTGTCCCAGAAGCCTTTTAAAATACCTTCAAATATCTTCATTTCTCCTTCGGTCACAGCCCCACCGGACTGTAGCCTACCAAGGTTTTCAGCAGCTCTAGTCTGTGCTCTTGTGAATTCATTGTCTTTGCCGAATTTATAGCGGGTATCTCCTTTTTTAATTGCGTTTTTCATTAGACCTAGATCCGATAGGAAGCCGTCCATGAAGCCAACCTGTTTTGCCATTTCTCCCGATAGTGGTTTATTGTCATAGCCCGTTATTCCTTTGCCACCACCGCCAGAGACTTGTTTCATTTCTGTCTGTTTAGTGACTGTGCTTCCCTTTACTTTGCTCTGTTGCTCTTTTGTGGCCTCGGCGAGTCTCATGTTTTGTGTAGCCATGGCCATATCAGCTTTTATCTTTGCCTCTTCTGGCCCAAATTTTTGTGTCAGCCCAGCTTCCAACTTGTTTTGAATTTGGCTATATGTGGCTTTTTGCAGCTGTGTACGGGCTTGACTGTCATCCATACCCAGTTGTCGCAAGCGTCCATAAGCACTGTCTTGCGCTCTAGTCTTGTCTTTTATCTTTTCGTATTCCATGCGCTGCTGTTCGATATCTCTATTAATTTGCTTATCTATTGCATCCAATGCAGCATTGCTTTTGGCACCAAAGCCTTGAGCTAGAGCACCTAAAGCTATGCCTATTCCTGCTGCTATGGAACCCCCAGTTGTGGCCCGTTTCCAGACACGGTTTTGATCAAACTCATAATTGAGCATGTCTTGAGCTGAAGCGTCTAACTGTTTTTGGGCTTCTATTTCTTTTTGTCTTTGCGCATCTCTGGCTAGCTTTTCTGCGGTTAATTGTTCTCCTTCTATACGGGCCAGCTCTTGTTTGTCTAAACCTTGTTGCTTTGTTTTTTCTGATTCCAACGCTCCCTGGCGCTCCATAGCACTTGTCATGAGCGTGTTAGCGGATTCCAGATCTTTTTTGCTTTGAGCGGTTAAGCCTTGTGTTGTGGTTTGGTTTGTATCTGTCTGTTGTCTGCTTTGAACAGGTATAAACATTGGGCCAGTTGGAGCTTGTGGCTGCGCAGTCTGGAGCGTTGGCCTTTCAATAGAAGATGCTTGCCCGGATGGAGTTGCAGACTGCTGCAATTGTTGTGATTGCTTATAAAGGTCAATGCCATTGTCTTGTTGTTGTGATTGGCCTTTGCTAAGAAAGGCAAATGGATTGCCAGACTGGTTAGCCTGCTGTGTGCTTTGAGGGCCTGCTCCAACTAAAGGTATCCCAGCAGCTTGCAACGCAGCTATGTTTTGAGGAATAGCAGCAGTAGCAGAAGCATTGGCTGCATCTATTTCTTCCATTTGGGCTGTTGTTAATTTTTGTGGAATAGGCGCAAGCATAGGTGAGGCTTGTGGAGACATTGGCATTTGGCCTTGTTGAACAATGGGTTCACCTGTAACAGGATCAATATTTAAGTTGAAGTTTGCAGGCATTTAAGCGATCCTCCCTTTAGCGGCTTCAAGTTTTTTAATCCGCTTATTAAGTTCTGCTTGGCTTGCCAAAAGGGCTCCAAAACCCCGACCAAAGTCCACTTGTTTCACACCTAGCTCATTTTCGACCACCATTTGTTTACCTAGCCGTGTCTTCTCTAAATCTTGTGCCATAATGCCCATCTGTGGTGTGGCATCTTTGCCTTCATGTTTGTATTTGTATTCATAGCTTTGAAGAGCATCCAAAAACTTGCGGCTCTCTGAGCCACTGCCTGCCATTTTATCAAGCTCACGGCTAGCTTTTGTTGTTGTGGCTTTGATGTCTTTTTTGACACGCTTATCGCTAAACATCATAGCCGTTGTGGCAAGACTCCCAAGTCCACTGAGTATGCCGCTCTTAGCTTCCCGTTGAGCAGCAGCTCTTTGAGAATCAAGTTGAGCTTGCAAGCCAAGATTTTGGTTACTCATTTGATCCATACCCATTTGGGCTTGGCCTTGCAGACCTAAACGCTGAAGTTCTGAAGCTTGATTCAGCTGTTGTGCTCTTAGCTGCTGGTCTGCTGCTGTGAGTCCAAATTGACCTTGGAGTTGTTGGTTAGCTAGAGCTGCCTGTTGTGCAAGCTGTGCTTGGCTTTGGGCAAGGCCTGCTTCGGTTCCATATTGCTGTCCTAATATTTGTGAAGCGAGTTGTTGTCTCTGGAGTTCATTTTGCCCTGCTTGTTGCATACCCTGTTGTGCAGCTTGGGACTGCATCATGGCACCGGTTTGCATGGCTTGCCGATTGGCAGCTTGGGCATTACCACGCCCACTAGCAAGGGCTGCCATTTGTGCCCGTGCACCCTGTTCTGCCAATGCTCGGTTGGTTTGTAATGCCTGCTGCCGCTCCTGCTGCTGACCTTGTGGAGATAAGAGACGGTTCAAGAGCTGTTGTTGCCCGGCTTGGCTTCCCATCATATTTTGTCGAGCTATTTGGGCTGCTTGTGCCTGCGGTGCAGCTCCTAATTGTGGAGCACTGACTTGCTTACCCTGCTGTTGCACTGCGTTTAAAAAAGCTTGTGAGTTTTTTGTTTCAGTAGGGCTAACAGTTGTGCGCTTTACATTAGTGGGGTCCATTCCTGCGATCTTGTCTCCAAATAACCCGCCAGCGATCATGCCACCCAATCCAAACATTGAGCCCTTGGCTGCACTACCCCAATCAAATGCCATAATGTGTCTCCTTTAGTTTTTAGCAGCCCTATATTGGCTGCTGAGTTTCTGTGTTCCTGTCTTAGCTCCCAGTTGGACAGTGATTGCAGAAAGTATAAAGCCTTCACCTGTTTCTAGCGGGCTATCACTTATTTTAACTTTTATTGCTTCACATTTTTGTACGCTAGGCAGCACCATAAATTGTGCAACCCCACTATAAGGGCCACCGAATAGGCCAACTCCAAAGCCTGAATCTCCAAGTGGGCCTATGGGGAACATGTTTTGAGAAGTGATTAAAAAAGATTCACTGGTAAACAAATTATAGTCATAAGACAAAGCAACGGACAGATTTGTATTTGTTATGCTTTGCCCAAGGAATAAAAACCTATATACCCTTTGGAAGCCTTGGAGACTTGACGCAAGCCAACCTGTCTCTAAGGTGCTTTTGATGTAAGAGCCACCGTCCAAAAAGTCTGATGTTTCCTGCACTATTCTACCGTCTATTAAGCAAATGGTGTGTGTGTTATTGACTAAGTTAGAGGTCAATGAAGGAAGTGAGCTGTAAGTCATCCACTGTTGGAAAAAATAGTTATAGACAAGAGTTTTGTCGTTTGTTGTGAACCGAACTTCATTTCGGTTATCTATTAAAACGCTTCCTGTGACATCCAATGTGTTGTATGCCTCGACAGGGGCACCGATATAGCTGGCCTGCATCGATCGGCTAAGCTCATAGATACCCTTACCAGACTTGAACAAAACACCGTTAGCATAAAGAACAATAGACTGTGGACTGATGCAACCCACATCGGTGGCTACTAATACAGGTGTGTCAAAGTCATCTTGAAGCCCTGTGTTTAGAGGCCCACTACCAGCTAAAGCGTAAAGTCCTGTGGGCTTAAAGATTATGAGCTTATCGTCAAGTTGTTGGCTTGCGACTACAGGTTCCCCATCGTCTGGAATGCCCAGAATAAACGTGTTGTTATAGTTTGGAGCACTGTCTGGAGTGAATAGCTTGGAATAGCCTATATATCTTCTATCTTCTAGGCCTGTAAAGACAATGCGCCCACGATAAATAGATAAATGTGTGCAGCTAGGCGGTGGATCATTGTCTAGTTCCCCACCGCTTGTATAAAGGATTGCCCGTGTTTCTATTTCAATATCACTGGCTGAAACAGGAATATTGAGCCACAGATCAATAGAATCCACGCTCTTATCATTGAACCGTGGTGAGCTTGGGGTGTAAGTGATAGTCGCAGCAGTGGCATTGCCAGCGTCACAGCGTTGCAGCAGTGTCCCATTGACAGTTGTGCGGTAGGTGTTGATAACCACATTGGATTTAGATGTGAGCCGCAAGGTTGGAATGGTGAGTTTAATCTGCTGACTTGCGGTCAGTGTTATTGTGCCTTGAGCTGCAAAGGACTCCCATTTTTTCCCATAAGCGTCTTCCCACGAATAGGTTACAGCCCAACCATACACGCCTGCGGTTGTGGTAGCACCCGTGTCTGTGGCTGATATCACGTTCTCTGGTGATAAATAGAAGCCAGCTTCAGCCAGAGTTACCCCGTCCCATTGATCAACTTGGCTTCCTGCGAGAAAAAGAGAACTGGACTTTATGGCTTGTGGGCTAACGCTCTTTGTAAACTTAAAACTTGCAATATTGCGGGTACCAAAAAGCTCACCACCTTGGCTTATAGTTCCTGACTTGGTTATAGACATCAATTCATAAGACAATGAATCATTTAAAAGGGTCAAATTGATTGAAGGAAGGCATGAGGGTATCAAAGTATAGCCAGAGGTGCCTGTGGCCCCTATTGCTCCAGCAAGGCCCCCAGATTTTGATTGCGCCATTTTTGCGACAATTCTTTTCCTCGAAGAATCATAGAGGAATGTCGTGGGCTGCAATTTGGATTCATGAGCTAGAGCTACTATGAATTGGCTGAAAAGAGCTTCACTAGCTAGACCCACAGAGCGCACGGTATCCCAAAGTGTCCACGGGCCAAGGCTAGGTTGCCAAATCAAAACCCTAGAGTTTATGGGTTGGTTGGAAACAAGCGCAGCAGAAAGTTCACAGTAAACAAAAGCGCTATCTGATGTGATTTGTCTCACAAGTGCTGTGTGGTTTTGGGTTCCAATGGATGGAATCCCCGTCCAATTCCAGTTCAAGTAAGCCCATGAGACTATGAAATTTGGGGCAACGTCACTGGCCCATATAGCAGTGATACGCCCTAACTCTGGCTGACTGTCTATTGTATTAAGATGCACAGCTCCACTGCCATTAAGGGCATTCATGACTAAAGGAGTGGGAGAGCTATCTAATAAACCTGTGCTGGTCAGATAGCCCAGAACTGTGGCAGCTCCTGTGTTGTAAAAGACCAGTGCTTTTTGAGTGAGTGGATGGAATTTTAAGTCAAAGTTAGGTGTACTGATACTTAAATTTGTTGCCGTGTTTACACTGGAGCTAAGAGTCAAAAGAGATACGTCCAACACACGGGCTATGAGTGTAGAAGATGCTACGGCGTTGGTTAATATATAAACAGAGTTTGGATTTCTATAACAAACTTTCACACGCCTTACAGTAGAACCTAAATTGAAAGTTGTTATGAGCTGGCTTGTCTGTGCGTCATAAACGTTCAGGAAGCCACCCATAAGGCCAGTGGTGGTGTTAGAAGAGTTGTAGCGGATAAAGCCACACACATTCACACTTCCTACTCTTGCCCAGCTTGGCATAACCTCTTCGGTGTCACTGCTTGTCAGCTCTTTGAGTTCATGAGTGAAATTGCCTGTGATGCCTCTGTCTAAAAATGTATTGCTAGAGGACACATAATCAAAAAGCCTATAAATGTCTGGATCCTGTAAAGGATCTGTGATCGTGTTGTCTTGGAATTTGGCAACGCAAAGCATACGGCCATTAAAATCAAAAACACTTTTGGCTATATAGGTGTTGTCTATTAATGCTTCAGGATTAAAGTTTGATGGAAGTGAAGCAATGGGATCAAAGCCAAAACGCTTTTTTATCTCACCCTGTTTATCAAGTCTGAAGTTATCAAGCTGAGCAGCTTGTTGCATGGGTAGCAGAGTTGTGTTGATTTTAGTGTTGATTCCCTGTGGAACCACAACAGGTACGAGCTGTTTTTGTAGTGGCAAAATATCACCCCGATGTTTTTGTATAAATAAGAGTGATTCTATAAAATTTATTAAGAGCTAGCCCGTCATTGCCGTTATAGCCTCGAACTGTGGTTGCATTCACAATAAGACCATTGAATCCATACAATCCATTCGATGTATCCATACTATATCCGCCAATTGCACCATCTACGGTTGCGACAATACCTGTTGCGCTGATCACTCGACAGTCTGATGGCAAACCATGAGAAACATTTAATAAAAGGTCTGTTATTGTTCCTTCTAAAACCCTAGTATAGGTTTCTGTGTTGTCGGTTATGATTCCTAAACTTGCTTGCAAATAACCCGATGCTATAAAATTAGCGTTTGTAGAAATATCTTCTGTAGCAGAAATTTCTCCATCAATTCCCACATTGCCTGTGATAAGAGCACCGTTAGTTGTCACGGTCAGACCAGAGCATGTGTTTGTTCCAGTTGCCACCACACTGCCACCGACTCGAACAGTCTTAGCTATGCCCACACCGCCAGAAATGACAACGCTTCCTGATGTGGGACTCACGGATTCTGTTGTGCCTTGCCAAGTCAACACACTAGCCGTGGTGCCTAGAGTTGGGCTTGCAGGGGCTGATAAAGTCCCAGTTGTGCTCATGGTCACAAGTTGTGTTGACGTTGCAGGTGGGCTTTCAGGCAAGGTCAACGTGTAAGTCGCACTTACAGATTGGGTGACTTTAAGTGTGCTACCCCCATTAGTGGATAAAGTCAGGTCACGACAGCGCAAGTCTGCATAGGTGCCAGCGTCATAAAAAAAGCTGAACTGCTGGCCTGAAAACACACAGCTTGCAGGGCTCACTAAGCCTGAAATACTTCCTGATGTTCCTGCTACGCTGTTTCCATTGGTTATTTGGACATCGGTTCCACCATTGGCATAAAAGAGATCTCCGTTTTTAATATAAACGTCCAAGGCACCGCTGGTTGCAAGTGAGCTGGTTTGGTTCACAAACTTTACACTTTTGGCATTCAATAAAGAGAAACTTTGGATACTAAAATCTGTGTTGATGTTCATGCCACTAGGCGTGATAGGCACACCCCGTCCTACAGAGTGGTCATGGGAATCAATGGTGTCAGAGTTTGTGTTTAAGTCCGTTGCCCACTGTGGCCCAAGACTACCAGGAGCTGGCTGAAATAAATTCATGTTAGGAGTGGATGTCATGTATGCGCCTTTTGGTAAAGTTAATGTGCTTATAGATTAACAAAAACAGTAGGAGTGCGTGCGTGAAGCCTAAGCGGATTGTGTCAAAGGATCAGGATTTAAACTTGGTGCAAGATAGTGTTGCAGAGCTGGCTGATAAAATAAGTCCGCTGTGTTTTAGCTTTAGTTTACTTGGGCCCATAAAACTTGTGACAGGTAGCAATTCCATAGCCCATAAATTGCAAACTAAACTTAGAGGATGGGTAGTTGTGGGCAGAAATTCAGGAGCTGTGATTTTTGATGAGCAGGCAACCAACAAATTTCCACAAACATATTTAAAGCTCAATGCAAGTAGTGCCGTGACTGTCACTCTACTGGTGTTTTAATGCTAACCAAATGAATTTGTGAATAGACTCCCATTTTCTGGCAACATAATTGGAGTTATCACAAGTGAAATTTTATTACTCAACGTTTACAAGCATTTACAACAATGCCTATAATAAGCAAATTAAATGAAACAAAACTTAAAATGTATAAGTGAAATTAACGTAAAAAAGTTGGCAGGTATAAATTGTCGTTAATCATGTCGATATCTATAACAGCTTTAGGGAAGCTAGCATCTTGGTCAGCGAGCATAGTTTGCACCCGTTCTCTTTGGGCTGCTAGCTCCGCTGCAACCAGTTGAGTGTCCGACTCTTCCTTCGCTAACATCTTGAGCGCAACCGACAGAATCATAAATTCGTCAAAACCCATGGTGTCTATATTATCCGTGTCAGCAGTGGGCAAAGCTGCAAGTGGGGTATAGTAAACTCTGACGCTGCCCGAGCCCGGAATAGGTGTGAATCGAACATTAGAGCCTAGCAAGTTATACCGATACACGGGCCCTGCCATGGTGGTTAGCCCTGCATATTTATACCTGTTGCGCTCATTCCATTGAAAAGGTCTTAGAGTGACAGGAGCACCCACTGTAGCCATTAAGTCCATACCCAAAAGCTTGTAGAAGTCAGCAGGTAGAGGATAATCCTGCTGACCAGAGACAAGTGTAACGTCAAACTGGCTAATGTAGTATGTATTATTCGATTGCACCACTAGGTCATAAAAGTTTTGGTAACCCAGTTTAAGATAATCTAAAGCTTCACTGTCACTTACAAATTGACTGCCAACTTGATCAGCCCTTTGACGGGCTTGTGAAATAAGAGCTGATGCAAGAGTCATATACACCCTCAACTTTCTACTTTTCCCTAGCAGCCAATGTCTTTTTCCTAGCAGCCAGTGTCTCTAAAATTTCAATAATACCATAGCCCGTATTTCTCAAAGCGTAATAATGGTCAGTAGGAATGTCATCCAATGTGAGACGTGGCACATGGAAAATCAGTTCATTGAAATATTCGTCAACAACTTTAATAGCTTCCATGGGGAATTCAGGGAGCTTGTTGCTTGCCATAATTTTTCTCCTTTGCTTTTAATGCCCTTCTTGCTTTTCGGTTTGGGCCAGTAGGCTTAGCCTTAGCCGGTTTGTGTTTTACCTTCTTACCGACGCTTTCTCTTAGAAATCTGCGAAACCTTTCGGATGCCTGTTCTGCTGCCTCTAAGTCGGCCCTAAGCGCATCGCCAAATCTCTGTTTAAGTACTTCGTTTAATTCTTTTGGTGTCAATTTGACGTCAAGGTTAGTTTCCATTTCTTACCTCAAAATTTTAATAGCTTCATTTAGAATTTTACCTTTGTAAGTATGGAATTGTCTAAAAATTGACCAACTTCAGCGTGAGAAGACTTACTATTTTCATTTTTCTCCTTTGTTTGGGAGTCAATTCACTACCTGCATAGATTTACAAATTTTAGGGACTGGCAAACGCATTGAATTGACATATATTTTTTTAGTTTCTTTGAGCCAATCATCAATCAAAGCATCAGTATCAGTGTCGTGTTTATTGACTGGAATAGGTTTTGGGTATTTGTCACTTATTTCAAAAAAATCTGCTGGCTTCCCATACCAAAACAAATGGGGGTTAAATCTTAATGAGGTAAAGCTTTTGTTCTTTTTAATATGAAAAATA